CACAGTCAGTCCTGCAAAGCTCAAGAGAATGTACAAAGCAGAAACCACAGGCAACAAGGCTGAGTATAATAGAATCAAAACAGAACTACTGAGAGAGTATAGAAGATTAAAAGCTAATGAATAAGTGCCACGAGCCTTGATATTACGGGGATATCCCCCACTTGCTCAAAAAGTGGCTTTGAAATATAGGCACCGGAGATGGATACACAATTTATATATCTCCCAAAAAATCTAAAAACTGTGTAGTCAAACCGAAGGGGAGGTGTAGTAGTGAACGCAAGAAAAGAGCTAAAAAAGCAATTTTTATTAAAAGATAGCGATATTAATCGAGAAAAAGCAAAAATAATTAATAGTTTTAAAAAGTTAGAAATTGAACAGGAAAGATTAAATGCTGCAGCCTCTTTGATTGATAATGCTGCCTTTATGGCGGCCACTTTAAAGGAATTGCAAAAATTAATTAAAGAAGTCGGTCCAGTTAGCCACTATTCCAATGGCGGCGGTCAATATGGAACTAAACAGTCTGATGAAATCAAAACTTATTTATCAATGATCAATAAATATAATTCAGTTATGAAGCAATTATTAAAAATGCTGCCAGCTGATGAAGAAACAGACGATGATATTAACATTATTGAGCAGTTTGCTCAAAGCAGACCAGATTAAAAAATACCAGGAGGGGTTAAAATGAGCAAAGAAACTAAAAGCAATTACTGGGAAGAAGAAAAGCCGCTTGAAATAAAAGAGGGTAGCCTGCAGCTTAATTTTTATGATCAGGCCAATGCTTTAAGTCTAAAAATGTTTTATTATAATTCTAATACCGATCAGGTTTCTGATTCAATTAAAAAAAGTTTTAGTTTAAGAAAGAAATATCTGCAACAATCTCCAGAGATTCTTTTAACTCTAAAAGAACTTTTTGCTGAATGGTATGAAGATTTAGAAGCTCAAAACTAATCAAATATAGCAGGCTGCTGCAATAATGCAGTCTGTTTTTTAATTCCTGGAGGCGATTAAATGAAAGAATCAGAGCTTGAATATTTACTTGAGTTGTATTTCTCAGGAAGGATCAACAGCAAGTTAGATTATTTAAAGCAAAAATATAAAGAGCCTTTTAGTGATGATTATTACTGCAGCTTAAAAACTCCTTGTCTTGATAAAGTCGGGAAAAATCTCACTAATAAAGTTAATGATCCGACAGGTGGAATTGCAGTTAAACTTGCAGATATTAAGTTATCACAGCGGCGAAACTATAAATATTATTTAAAGTTTTATCAAATTATGAACAAATATATTAAAAAGCTGGATAGATTTCTGGCCGATAATATGAAAATTTATTTAGGTTTAGTTGACAGCCCTTTATTTTTAAACGAGGAAAAGGAAGTTTTGCAGCACTTTGAGAAAATAAAAAAAATATTAATTAATAATAAAATTTTAGAAAAAGAAAAAAAGGTTGACCCTTATAAAAAAATTTTAGAAGAAAGCAAGTCTGAGCCTGAGGAAATAAAATTAGAGGAAACAGAATCAGAGTTTGATTTTGGATTAAGCAGATATGGTTTCAGATAATGATTAAAAAATTAGCTCTTTAAAGGGTAAAGTCCTAAAAATAGGAGGCCAGAGAATTAAAAAGCCTGATGAAATACCCACTAAGAAAAAACTTTTGCCTTGTAGAGCCTCTGTAATAGCCCGAAATGACAGGGGTTAAGCTAATTTTGCTGCAGGGTATTAAAACAGGTTATAAAATAAATAAGATTCCAATAATAGTTAAGGCCTTATTGATCCAGTTTAAAAGCTGGGTCTTTTTATATTTATGCAGGAATTACAGGTGTTATTGAACAAATAATAAGCATAAGAAGAATAATAATAATAGGAGGGGCAAAAATGGAGGAATTGACTATTAAAGCAGCTGCTGAATATTACGGCAAAAGCAGCTCCTGGATCAGAAAAAAGATTCTTTCAGGGGAACTGGAGGCAGAAAAACGGCCGTTTCAATACGGGGAAAGGTGGATCACCACAGAAAAAGCACTTGATCAGTTGGCTGCAGACTTAAAAGAACAGGCGAAAATTGAAAAAGATTCTATTAATATCAGGGAAGTTTCAAAGCCAGTAGATAAAAAAGAGTTTATTAATGAGCTGATAGAGGCCACAGAAAGCCGAAATAAGCAGTTGATTAATAATGCAGTCGATAATATTAATAAAAAGTTTGAACAGCAAAATGAGCTAATTATGGAACTCAAACAGGAGATTGAGCAGCAGAGAAAAGAAAATAATAAAAGCTTGGTGGATAAAATAAAAGATTTCTTTAATTGGTAGTTTCACAGTGGGACAAGCAGAAAAGTTAGTCCTCCAAATTTTGAACTAGTAGAATATTGTTTCACAGTGGGAGAATAAAACCGCTCCTCTCAAATTGAGAAAGCCAAAACCTGATCCTTCAGAATTTGGAGAATCAAAACTTGATCGTTTCCAGTGGGGAAAAACAAAGTTGATCCTCCAATAGTTGGACAAACGATTATCGCAAAAAGCGAGAAACAAAAGTTATTCGTGTCAATTTGACTCAATCAAAAAGAAAAAATAAATTTGATTGTTTGAAATTCCAACAATCGAAACTTGTCTATTTTAGAGCAAAAACGGCTAAAATTGGATAAACAAACATTTGCCAAAACCTTTATAAGCCTTGATATAACAATAATCTTGAAGGGTTGAAATATATTCGTAAAATCACAATTTTGCGATGATATAAAATAAAATAAATAAAATTTAAAAAACTACTTGAATTTATAACGATTAAGTTATATAATGGTATTAAGTTAATAAAGGAGGTTAGAAAATGAGTAAAAATTTAAATGCTTTAGTACCAGACGAGCTGCACACTAAATTAAAGATTCAGCTTGCAAAGGATAATTTAACTTATAAGGACTGGCTGATTCAACAAATTAATGATTATGTAGATCAGGAGGGGTAACTAATGGATTTTAAAAGAACCAGAGTTAAACAAATAATAACTGCCGTCAAAACTGTTAAGGATAGCTTTAAGCAGCTGCAGAATGAAGAAGTTGACAACATTAAGGAATTTTATCTGTTATCAATTGAAAGCCGTCTTAATATGATTCAGGACTATTTAGAATCGCTGAATAATTATCAAGTTGATGATCTGGATAAGCTCCAGACTGATTATAATAATTTATTGGCCAGATACAGAGGTTTGAAGAAAAGGCATAATAATTTAGTTGAGAATATCAGAAAAAAAAGGAGTTGAGTCAATGAAATTCTACATTAAAAATCTAACTAAAAGCGAAGGCAAGATTCTGCAGAGTTGGGGCAATCTAACAAACAAATGCAAGGTTAATTTTACTGATGTAGATGTCAGGGTTGATTATGAGCAGCCAGCTGATAAAGACAATATTATCAGCTATCTTAAAAGCAGATTTGATAAAAAAATATTAATAGCTGATTCACATTATAATAATATTGGTGTAGAAATAAAATAAGGAGGTGGTTTAATATGATTGAGCATTTAGAATATACTAACGAGCCGTTACAGAATGAGGCTGTTAACTTGCTCAAGGCATTAGGAGTTGATAAAAGTAAGGTTTGGTTGGTAGAGGTGCAAAACTACACAGAGTTTAAAAGAGTTTACGGACAGGCCACAGCTGATGATTATTTTAGCAGCAAAGAGCAGTTTATTATTTACTATCACGAATCGGGCAGCATTGAAACTTTTAACTTGTTTAATCCTGATGATCAGGGAGATTTTGAGGCAGCAGTTGAAAATATTGCAAGTTATTTAAGTTAGGAGGTGATTAAATGAGCGACAAGAGCAATTATGATATTATTCAGGAACAGCTGCAACGACAAAACCCGTTTAATAATTTAGACCTTAGTATTTTTAGAAGTTTGGAAATGCTTGATAAATTAGAAGACGAAAACGAAAAAGATTACACAAAAAAATATTTTATGAGAAATCAACACAAAATAATACCTGATTCAGAATTAAAATTTATTGATACTATAATGAAAATTAAAGAGGTTAGAAATTTATTAGTTATATTTAAAAAGCTAGAATATGATTATATGGAAGAACTTGGCGAGCAGCTGAAAGATGTTGTTAAACCAGAGTTAAAAAAAGAATTATTGCAATTAATTGAAAATGAATTAAATTAATAGGAGGGTTAAAAGTTGGAGATAGTTAAGGCTAAGTTTAATAATGCAGAAGCATTTGTTTACACTACTGAACGCGATAATAAATATCTAGCAGTCAGTAATGATTTGAAGAAATCAAGGTTAGAAGAAATTAAAAAAGAGGCAAAAGATATAAAAAATTATATCTGGATAAAAAGACATTAAATAAAAAAGGAGATTCAATATGTTATTAATTCAATTCGCTGATCTGGAAGGAATGCAGGCTTATTACACTAATTTAGGTCAGGAAAGATTGACCATTGATGAAAGTATAACTGCCGAGGAAGCACTAAAAATAGTCCGACAAATAGAAAAAGACAGGCCAACTCATAGTCAGCCCGTCTGCTGTGCTTAATACTGCAACTGTGATAAAATCACAACTCTTGGCCGAGTTTTGAGCAGTAAAAGCAACAAAATCAATTATTATGTTTAAATTATATCATAAATTCAGCTCCAGCGTAAAAACTGGGGCTTTTCTGTTAGCTTTTCAAATATTTTAATTTTTTTCTATTTTTTTTAATAAGTATGAGAAAGTTATTATTTAAGAGCATAAAGCAGTACAAAAACAAGATATAGACATAAACAAAGCTAAGGTTTTATATTAATACTAAACTGTTTATAAATAGCTTAAATTGCTAAAATAACGGTTCAATTTACCTGTTTAAAATGTTATAATAAACCTAATGAAACAAATGTAAAAATTATTGACTACAAATTTTTATTTAAACTTGTTATAATTAATTTAATCTAAATATTTTCAGCGAGGAATTTAAGCACTAAAAATAAAAAGATTATAAAAAGACGAAAGACAGCTAATCTGACGACCCTCCCACAAGTCCAGATAAAAGCTGCCTCTTTAACCTCTAACAAGCTACCTCCTAAAGTTTTTTGTTAGAAGTTATAAAATATTAAAGTCTTTTTTAGTTATCTCTAAATGTTTCTTAGAGCAACATTCTGTAACATTATGATATTACAAATAGTGATGTATTGTCAATAAAATTGAAGAAATTTCATAAAAAACTTTACAGAATGTGAACTTTATTTTACAGAATGTGCGATTAAATCAACAAATATAGCATAAAAATGAATATGAACAAATAATCAGGCTTGGGAGGGGTCAAAACTCTTTCAGGCCTTTTTTGTTTATCTAAAAATTAAAAAGGAGCGTGGAATTAATGGAAAACCCACTAAAAGAATTAATGCAGGAAAAAGGCTGGACTTACAGTGATGTAATAGTTGCTGCTGATACCTGCGAAACAACTATTTATAAGCATTTGCAAGGGTCAATGACTGAACCGAGCGAGAAAATATTAAAAGTAATTGATGAACTGGGTCAGGACAGAGAAGTTTTTAAAAATAGATACCAGCAGTTTAGAGATGAGAAAAGAAAAGAGCTTTTAAATAAATAGTTATCAGAGGCTTTAAAATGGCTTTTTAGCTTGTGGGAGGGTTAAAGGTATAAAACTATTGCTTTTATGATTGGAGCTGTAAACAGTGCAGAAATGAAAGGGGAATAACCAAAATGAGCTTATCAACATATGAAATTATAATGCAGCAGAAAAAAGAGGCAAAAAGGATTGCTGAATTATTCAGGGAAAGTGTCGTTTTAAAAAATATATTGAGTGATCATGATTTAAAAATTATGCTGAATGAGATTAAAAAGCACTTTGAGAAAAGTGGAATTGAATTTATAAAAAAATATCCAACTGACGAGGCTGTCAATGAATATTTAGTCTAAAATAATTGAAAGGTGGTTAAAAAATGCTATTAGAAAAAGAAAAAGGCCAGACTGTTTGCAGCAGTTCTGGCACAAATAAAAATTATCCTCCTGAACAAAGTATATCAAATAGAGGGGATTTTATAAAGAGTTTTTACAAAGATTTAAAAGGATTTATTGAAATTAGAGAAATATCAGAGGGAAAAGCTAAAACAAAATATTTTAAGAGTGTAGCAGAATTAAATAATTATGATCCACCGACTGACAAAAATATTTATATTGGAATGTTTACCCGAAAAAGGAAAAGAGGTAGGAACGAGGATATTAAGCAGAATCAGGCGTTGTGGCTTGATTTTGATGATAAAGACAGCTTTTACAGCTTTGAGTATTTAGTTAATTTAGAAAAGCTGCCTGAACCAACAGCTGTTATTAATTCAGGACACGGCCACCATATATATTATAAGCTAGATAAGCCAGCAGGCAGAGAAATAGAGCCTGTATTAAAAGAGTTGGCACGAAAGACTGTTGCAGATACCAGAGCAGCTGAACTGGCCAGAGTAATGCGTTTACCAGCAACAATGAATGTTAAAGACCCTGAAAAACCTGTTAAATGTGAAGTTTTAAAGCTGAATGATAAAACTTATAAGCTCAAAAAAATTGCAGAGTTATTAGGTGTCAAAGCTAAAGCAATGGAAAAGGCAGCCAGCGAATCAAAACAAGCTGCAGAGTCTTTTAAAATAAACTATGAAGGAATTATATCTGAAGTAGATTGGCCTTGCATAAAGTCGATTCTGGAAGGTGTAAAGGAAGGTCAGAGAAATTGGCTTTTAGGTAGAATTACAAAATATTTTAAAGAGAAAATGAATTTTAAGAAAGAAAAGACCAAAAAAATAATTTTAGTCTGGAATTTAAAGAATGATCCACCTCAAAAAGAGCAAGAATTATTGGCCAGCTTTAATAAATACTGGCATACAAATTATAACTTGCTGGGGTGCAATATAAAAGACAGCAAAGGCGAACCAATTCCGAGCCTGCAGCAAGTATTAAATAAACATTGCAATAAATCAGATTGTCCGATTCCTAAAACAATCAAAACAGGCGAAGTAATAGAACCAGCTGGGGAAGTTATCGGATATAATAACTGGCTTTTATATCATATCAAAGATATATCAGCATATGAATTAATAATATATGGTGTTTTGGCAGCTAATAAGCAAGGTTTAACTGCTAAAAGATGTTCTGAAATTATAGGTATAACTGAAAAGACATTTAGAAAATATGCTAAAAAATCAAAGTTTGTCAGCAAAAAAGAGGGGATTCAACAAAGGGGACTGGCTGATCTGTTCTTTTTGGATAAGCATGGAACTTATAATTTAAAAAGAACTAAGGTTAGTTATACAGCGATTAGATTTTTAAATAGTGAGTTGCATCAAGGATTAATTAAGGCCAGCGACATAAAACTTTATATGCTGCTAAGATACTTTAGGTTTAAAAGCGAAACTAAAGAGGCATATCCAGCATTAAAAACTTTATCAGAAAAATTAGGAACGAGTAAATCAACAGTTACTAGAAGTATTAAAAGACTAGAAAAAAGAGATATTATAGAAATAGACAGGGGAAAATATAATTCTAATTTGTATAAATTTAAAATAGTTTAGACTGTGAAGATCGCTGCAATATCAATTAAAACCTAAATCATAACCGTAAAAATGATACCCCACTTTCAGAAGTCAAGATACCCTACATTTTAGGAAGAAGGGAGTCTATAACCGTAAAAATGATACCCTATTGTATATAAGGTTTATAACTGTATTAATGAACTAAAAAAAGAATTAAAGATATTAGAGATAAAAAAAGAGGTGAATCAATAAATGCTAGCCAAAAAGTTTGCTTATAGATATACAAAGTCAGAGATTAAAAAACTGCTAAAAAGTTTAACTGTGTTAATCGATACCAGAGAAAAGAAAAATATTAAGATTCAGGGATACTTTGATAAAAACTGCATAGCCCATAAAAGCAAAAAGCTAGATTTTGGTGATTACTCTTTCCTTCTTCCAAAAAATGAAAAGCTAGGAATAATGAGAGATATTTATTTTAATGATCAGTTAGCAATTGAGAGAAAAGCCAGCCTGACAGAGTTAAGCAATAACTTTACACACGATCGCACTCAGTTTGAGAATGAGTTAATCAGGTCAAAGGGCAGCAATAGCAAGTTAATATTATTAGTCGAGAATGCAGCAGGTTACAGCGACATTATTCAGCATAATTACAGGACAAATTACAATCCTAAAAGTTTTCTGGCCACGCTGCACTCATTTAAACATAGATATGATTTAGATGTAATATTTTTAGATCATAGTTATTCAGGGAATTTTATTTATCACAGCTGTTACTACTGGTTAAGAGAATATTTAAAATAAGGAGCTGTTATTAATGGAAAATAGCAAAGTTATTTATTTAGATAGAGTTAAAACCAGCGAGAAAACAGAGATATTTATTAAGCAGTCAGATGAATAATAACTGAAGTTTCCGAAGTCCTTAAAAAGGGAGAGTTTGCTGACACGATTATGCGTGCGAGGTACCAATTAACTAATAGTCCATGATTGACCGAAAGGAGGTAAAACCCTATGAGTGAGAATAAAAAGAATTATGAGATCTGTGGGGCTAAGACCAGAGCAGGAACGCCCTGTAAAAAGCCAGCAGGTTGGGGAACTAACCACAAAGGAATAGGTAAATGCAAGCTGCACGGAGGAGCTACACCGATAAAGCACGGCTTGTATTCTAAATATACTAATCACAGGCTGGGAGATATGATCGACAAATTAAGTGGTGATGATGAGCTGCTTAATTTAAGAAAAACAATTGCCCTGCAGCAGTCATTGATCATAGATATTTTAAATAAAGTTGAAGACGAATCGCTTACATTAACCCCGAGACTCAGCAAAACTCTTTCAGATATTGGTGATAAGCTAGGAAAGAACATTGAGAGGCGTCAGAAAGTGGAAGAAGGGGAAAAATACATTTTGCAGATTGAGGAAGTGCAAAACGTAGTTAACCAGGTAGTGGTCATTGTTCAAGAAGAAGTAAAAGACCCTGCTGTTATTGATAAAGTAGGAACCAGATTAAAAGAACTGTCTTTTTAAGGTGGTGAATTATGAATAAATACATTTTGGCCGAAATAGGGAAGAAACTCAGAGGAGAAGGGGAAGAATTCTTAAAGCTGACTGATGATGAACGAATGCGATTTATACACCTGAGAGCTCAATTTAACGGCTTAGAATCATTATATTTTGATGATGATTTTCCAGCTGATGAATATAAAAAGTTAGCAACTAAAGCAGGTATTGATATTTATAATACTGACGACAAGAAATTAGAGGATTTTTTCACTGAAAATAGGTAAAAACATTGATTTTTGAACATGATGAAGCATAAAAATAATATTGAGGGGGTTCAGTTATGCTGGCTTTCTCGATAAAACAGGAAGGATGAAACCATGAGCGATAAAGTAGAAAAATTGTTAGCAATGAAAAAAGAAATTAGGGAAACTGAAGGAAAAATAGAACAGATTGAAAATGAGCAGCAAGAAGCTGAAAAAGAATTATTAAAAGAGAAAGAAAAACAAGTTGCTAAAGGTGATTATGGTAAAAAGTTAGCAGCTGAAATTAATGCTGATGAAGAAGAAGCAAAAAAAGCAGAAAAACATTATTTTGATAATTAATAAAAAGAGAGGATTGGTTAAGATGAAAGCAGACTCAAAAGGTGTTGCAGATGATATGTTAGAAAAGGAAAAATCAGTATTAGAAAAAGAAATAGAATCTTTTAAGCAGGAAAAAGAAAAGTTGAAGTCTAAAAAGAAAAAATTGCAAAACAGGCAGGCTGAGCTTAAGCGAGAAAATAATGAACTTAGATCTGAATACAAGGAGAATATACAGGCCTTAGATGATATAGATAAAGAGCTAGATGAAGCTGTTTTAAAAGGTGATAGCACAGCCAGTCTATACAAAAAAGAGGAGCAAATTAAAAACAGGCAGAAAGACATCAAAAGGTTGCTAGAACTCAAAGAAAAAGCAATCATTAAGCTTGAAATAGATGAGATTGATTTACGGAAACCAATTAAAAAAGCTGATGAAGAAATAAAGTTGAGAAAGATGTATATTTTTCGCAAAGATTTTTATAAGTTAAAAGTAAAATATCACCAGGAAAAAGAAAAGCATGACAAATTAGAAACTGATTACAACATGGTCAAAAACACAGTAACTCAATTACGAAAATTGAAAAATTCAACACGGGAAGGGCTGGAAAAAAAGCTTTCAACTATAGATTCTTCTTATATTGAAGAAATGCTATCTCGAAATTATTAATAGTTTGATGATAACAAAATATCTGGCAGGTGAAATTCCTGCCTTAAAAGTTGACAAATGTTGACATTTAAATAAAAGAGGCTGCTGCAATAATGCAGTCTGTTTTTTATTCCTGGAGGCGATCAAATGAAAGAATCAGAGTTTGAAAACTTGATTGAATTATTTTTTTCAGGAAAGATTAACGATAAACTAGAATATTTAAAAGAAAAATATAAAAAGCCTTTTAGTGATGATTATTACTGCAGCTTAAACGCAGCCAGCTGGGATAAAGTCGGGAAAAATCTCACTAATAAAATTAATGATCCGACAGGTGGAATTGCAGTTAAACTTGCAGATATTAAGTTAAAACAAAAAAGAAATTATGAATATTACTTAAAATTTTATCAGATAATGAACGATTATATTAAAAAGCTGGATAGATTTATAATAGATAATATGAAAATTTATCTGGGCTTAATTGATAGTCCTTTATTTTTAAATGAGGAAAAGGAAGTCCTGCAGCACTTTGGGAAAATAAAAAAAATATTAATTAATAATAAAATTTTAGAAAAAGAAAAGAAAACTGATCCTTATCAAGAGTTTTTAGAAGAACAGCAGCCAGAGGTTGAATCCAATCTTGCTGAGGATAGATATTCTTTAGAAGAAGCTCAAGACCAGCTGCTAATGTTTAAATAGCAGGCCAGAGAATTAACGAACGGGTATAATTGCCCACTTGCAGAAAACTTTCGCCTTGTAGAGCCCCTATAATAGCAGAGAATGACAGTCTTTAAGCTGATTTTTATATAGGGTCTTATATTCCCCTTAAAAATAAATATGGTCTTAATAATAACTACCCTCTTACTGGTGTCCGATTAAAATTCGGGCACTTTACTTATTTATACAGGTATTACAGGCGTTATTGATGAAATAATACCAATAAGAATAATAAGGAGGGGCAAAAATGGAGGAATTGACTATTAAAGCTGCTGCTGAATATTACGGGAAAAGTGAGTCCTGGATAAGAAAAAGGATACTTTCAGGGGAGTTAGAGGCAGAAAAAAGGCCTTTTCAGTACGGCCAGAGGTGGATCACAACAGAAAAAGCACTTGATCAGCTTGCTGCAGACTTAAAAGAGCAGTCAAAAATGCAAAAAGAGTCTGTTAATGTCAGGGAAGTTTCAAGGCCAGTAGATAAAAAAGAGTTTATTAATGAGCTGATAGAGGCCACAGAATCCAAAAATAAGGCTTTAGTTGACGAGGCAGTCAATAACATTACTGATAAAATAGAGGCTCAAAGCGAGCAGTTAGAGCGACAGAAAGAGAGTTTAAATCAGCAGAATGAATTGATTAAAAAGTTATCGGATCAAGTTAACCAGCTGCAGCAAGAAAATAATAAAAGTTTATTCGACAAAATAAAACAATTGTTTAAATAGATTGTCTAATAAAACTAATCATAAAATCAGAACAATATTGTCATAATTAGTCTAAAATAGGTTATAATTTACACTAATAACCAATTATTTACATGGTAGAAAATAGCAAAGTGCTATAATCTTCGTTATAACAGTATCCTTTAGTTAACTAAAAACTTCGTAAAATCACAATTATACGAATATATAACTAAAAACAATAAAATTAAAAAAACTACTTGAATTTATAACAATAAAGTTATATAATTTGATTAACTTAAGAAAAAGGAGGTAAAAAGATGAGTAAAAATTTAAATGCTTTAGTACCAGATGAGCTGCACACTAAATTAAAGATTCAACTTGCAAAAGACGGTAAAACCTATAAGGATTGGTTAACCCAGCAAATTAAAGATTATGTAGAAGGGGGCAAGTGAAATGGACTTTAAAAGAACCAGAGTTAAACAAATAATAACTGCCGTCAAAACTGTTAAGGATAGCTTTAAGCAGCTGCAGAATGAAGAAGTTGACAACATTAAGGAATTTTATCTGTTATCAATTGAAAGCCGTC